TCGACCGTATTCATCATTGCTATGGGTCCCGACGACTACGCTGACGCTCCTGGTGGTAATGAAAAGGAGTTCTCCAACATGGTGCTGGCACGAACTAGTGGCGGCACCATTAACCTGGCGGTGCCTACCTATTTTGGGTGGTATCTGCCAGATGGCAAAGATCACGGAGACGGCTGGGGGATCTTTCACGTCAATACAAATGTGACAGACGTCAACAACGTCACGATCACCATGTCCAAGGACTCTAGAGACGACGCCAACGTGTATCACACGGCGCTCTTTCCTGGAAAGTGGAAGTTTGGATTTCAACAGACCGTGGCCGTCGATGTAGTTGGACAAGGACTATGGCCAACAGTACCTGTACCAGGTACTCAGGTAACAAGGTATCGGGAATGGACGGTGACAATGCCTCCTGCCAGCTTCCTGCTGTATAACTTTGCGTCAGATCTGGGTTACGACGTCTTTTCCCTGAATGGTGGCGGTTACGTTTGGCAGTATTCGGTAATACCCGCTGGCGTCCAGGTTGCCTATGGCCGAGTGGCGGTAGCTGATGGAGTAACAGAGGACTTCATGCTGGTAAACCCAACCACATCATCGCGCCAGGTACACATTCGGGTACCAGCAGAGTATCGCTACACCACTACTGACCCCGAGTCGGGCACCTCGTCAGAGGGTCTCGCATCCATGAGCGTGCGCCCGTCCATCTACGTATTCATTGCTGAGACCAGCTTCGGTGGTTAAGCGAACTTCTTGATCTCGTCGGGGACAGGAAGGTCCTTCTTCTCGATACCTTCAGCTGCGTCCTTGAAGATGGCCGCGTGATCAGGCCGCTTGAAGATCAGCTTGATGACCTGCTCAGCTGACAGCGCGTCCTTGGCTCTGACCCCCTTGCCAAACATGAACTCGGCTGCCTTGTCGGGGCTGAAGATTGGGTCAGCGTCCTTCGTGAACTTACCGTGGTGCCCAAGCTTCTTAAGCTCCGCCTCCACCTCATCTGGTGTGGCCTTACGCAGCGCGACGCGCCCCTTGCCGTCCTTGCGCATAGGGGCCGCTCGAAAGTTACGAGCTAGACCCTCAGCGCGACCAAACCCTCGGCGCACCCGCACTATGACGTTGCCGTCGTCGTCCTTCACCTGCAGGTCCTTGCCTGGCTCAAAGGTGAACTTCATCAAGCTGTCAATGAGAGCGTTGCGCACCGCGCCCTTGTGAGCGCTGTCAACCGCTGAGTGAAAGCCAAACTTGGCCCACTCGGCTGACGGCACGAACATCAGGTCAACCTGAACTCGACGATCAGGGCCAGTTGGCACAGCGAACGAGAAGGTGCCACCACCGATCTGCTTCACCTTGTCCATGCCGGTGGCTGCCTTCATTTTCTCGACGAGGTCCTGCCGATCGTAGCGGCCCTCTTCGATGGCGATGTCCAGGTCACCGCTGTCCTTGCGCTTTCCAGCCAGTGTGTGACCGGTTGAGCCAAGCAGGTTGTCGGCCAGCTGCGCATAGGGAATGCCGGTGTGCTCCTCAACGAAGCGCAGCGCGATCTCCATGTCCTGCTTGTTGGCGCGTACCGTGTTGAAGGCGGCCGTGGCGGCGCCGCCCTCCAGAAGAAACTGCTTGAAGGTCATCATCGAATGTATTCCTTTGGGTCCTTACCTTGCTGCCTGATGAGGTCGGCTACCTCGTCCTGAACGTAGTCCTCGTAGCTCATACCTGGATGCCTGACCTTGCTGACCGCCTCGGGGTCCCAGCGTGCGATGATCGGGTTGCGTGACGTGGGTTTAATGTCGCGAAAGTCTCGGTCACCAGTGAACCAGACAGCCAGCTCCTTGGCCTGCTCCCTGGTAGCCTGGAACTCCCGTCGGAAGAACATCTCCAGCCAGAGATCGTCTAGGTCCGTCTCCACCCCCTCCTCGGTATACTCAGGGATGTCAGCGATCTCCAACCGGTACTTCTCACGAGCTACTCGAGCGATGAGTCCCTTGACAACCAGCTCAGGTGACAGCGGCATGGAGTAGATGCTCTTTCCTTCCTTGCTCAGCTGGGCCTCAGCCCAGTCAATGATGTGGTCCCAGCCATCCTCAGCGATGAACTGAGGGTCGGGAGCCGTTGTCGTACCAGCGCGCCTTACCCAGTCCACGGCATCAACCGCTGCCTCTCTGGTCAGGTGCAGCTCCTTGCGAAAGAAGAGCACCCATGGCAGCCATCCTAGCGGGATGGAGGCAGCTTCTACCTCTTCAAGAAAGCGCTTAAAGGTCAGCAAAGCCGCTCCCCATGTCAAGTGGGATGTTGAAGTGCTGGCGCACGCGGTGCGCTACTCGGCGCATCCGTACCGGCGCGCCTTGATCGTGGTCCTTCAAGAACGTGTCAAACACCTTCTGTCCTGACTCGTTACTCATCTCAAAGAAGAGGTCAGATGTATCGGGGTCCTCATGAGCCCAGCGCACCAGCAGGGCGGCGTCGCGACGCGGAATCTCCAGCTCCTTCGCTACCTTGAGCGCGTAGCCCAGCTCGTCAAGCTCTTCCATCGACTCATAGGCGGCGTCAGGCCCGTAGTAGTCATCATAATCACGATGCGGCATCGGGTCGCTGGAGTCGCGGGGGCGGTGCTGCTTGGTCGACTTGAAGTGCGTGTCAATGCCGGCGTCCTGCAGGTCATGCAGGACCATCTCATAGACCCATTCCTCAGTGGAGTAGTCAGGTGCATCAGCTTTCGCTACATCATAGGGCATCGTGTCAGAGTAGTGATCGTACAGCTTTGTCCAAACAGGGTGCTGCTCAATGTCTGCTATCTCGCCGTCAACCCAGTCAGCGACAAGCTGTCGCTCCTCCTTGGAGAGGTCGAACTGCTTCTGCAGGAAGAGCTGCATCCGAAGGTCCTCAAGGGCGTCGGTTTCAGCTAGAAAGGCTTTAAATGTCAGCATGGCTTGTTATTTAGGACCGGAAACCGGTGCCCATAAATATCACTACGACCTAACGGGAAAAATTCATGAAGTTTCACGGTATCACGTTGGAACAGGGCAGCAGCGTAGCCAACCTTACGGTGTCCTCTGGAACTGCCTTCCCAACTTCCCCAGATGAAGGTGAGCTATTCTTCCGCTCAGACACCGATCTACGGCTCAAGGGGCTGTACCTCTACGTTGGTGGTAGCTGGGACCGCATCGCCAGCACCGACTCGCTGACGTTGCCCAACGGCGCGGTGCTGCCAACGCAGGCCAATGAGGGAGATGTCTTCTATCTCAGCTCAGGGGATGCCAGCGAGGGGATCTACGTCTTCCGAAACGACAGCTGGGTGGCCGCATCAGGTGAGGGTACCGCGCCTATCTTTGACGTCACAGGTGACGTCACTGGTACCATTGACGGCGGCACGGATGTTCTCACGTTGGTTTCAACGACTGTCACTCCCGGATCATACGGTTCTGCTACCCAAGCGGGTACCTTTGCAGTTGACGCAAAAGGGCGCCTCACAGGTGCTGCCGATGTGTTGGTCACTCCTGCTTGGTCCTCTGTAACGGGAACCCCGACAACCCTGGCTGGCTATGGTATCACCAACGCTGTACTGAAGACCGGTGACACGATGACAGGTCCGCTGGCAATCACCGGAACTGGCAGCGGGCTGACCATTGCTGACGGTAACCTGCTCCTCACACGCGCCATTGATAACATCGCTGGTGCTCAGTTCACGAACACAAGCACCGGCGGTGACGCTGAAACGGCGCTGTATCTCACCAACGACGCTGGTGATTACTTTACTGTGTCAATTAGCGGTTCAGGCTTTACGCCTGTCGCTCAAGCCTCAACTGCCTATGTCTGGACAGATGCGGCAGCTATCAGCTTTGGTACGAACAGCATCGAGCGCCTGCGCATCTCCAATGGTGCCTTCGGTCTAGGGGGCGCCAACTACGGTACCAGTGGACAGGTGCTGACTTCAGCCGGTTCCGCAGCTGTTCCAACCTGGACCACGCCTCTAGGCGGTACGGTAACCTCTGTTGCCACGGTGCAACCCACAGAAGGTCTCACCATCACTGGTGGACCAATCACTTCTAGTGGAACGCTTACGTTCGAGCTGGCTAATGACCTTGCTGCGCTTGAAGAACTCACGACCACTGGGCTGGCGACACGGACAGCAGCCGATACCTGGGTTTCCAGGTCGATCGCTGTCGTTGGATCTGGAATCTCTGTCGCTGATGGCGGTGGGGTTGCCGGCAACCCCACCATCACTCTGGTTTCTGCTACAGCCGCAACGCCCTCAACGCTGGTCTTCCGTGATGCCAGCGGTAACTTCAGCGCAGGCACGATTACGGCAGCCCTGACCGGCAACGCCACGACTGCCACTACGCTTGCGACTGGGCGTACCTTCTCCATCACTGGAGATGTCACTGCCAGCGGCATCAGCTTTGATGGTAGCGCCAACGTAGCTCTAGCCTCTACGCTTGGCACCACCGCCGTTGCTCCTGGTTCCTACGGCTCTACCACCCAGGTAGGCACCTTCACCGTGAGCGGTCAGGGGCGCCTCACCGCCGCTGCCAACGCCGCTATCGCCTTTCCCGTAACCTCGGTCGCCGGTCAGACCGGAGCTGTCACGCTGACCACCGCCAACATCACTGGTTACGGCACCGTTACCGACGCGGTCTTCACGCTGACCGACGACGGGGACCCCACCAAGGTCGCCAAGTTTGAGGCGTCAGGTATCACCACCGCCACTACCCGTACCTATACGCTGCCCAACGCTGACGGAACCATCGCCATCACGGGTGCCTTGGCGCAGACCTTCTCGGGCGCGCTGACCTTCTCCAACGCGGCGCTGACAGTTGGTTCGGCGACCACTGCCGCCACCTACAACCTTGGTACCGGCGCGACAACCAGCGGTAACACCAAGACCATCAACCTCGGCACGGCTGGCGTGGCGGGTTCCACTACCGTGGTAAATGTCGGTTCCAGCACCAGTAACACCACCATCAACCTCACTGGAAAAGTCGTTCTAGCAGGCGACCCAGCGACCAGCCTTGAGGCAGCCACCAAGTCCTACGTGGACGCCATCAAGGAAGGGCTCAATGTCCACGCTGCCTCGCAGGTGGGGTCTGCTGTCAACCTTCCAGCTACCTACGCGAACGGCACCGCTGGTGAAGGAGCTACCTTAACTGCCTCCGCTAACGGTGTCCTCGTTGTGGACGGGGTCAACCCGGTAGTAGGCAACCGAGTGCTGCTAGGTGGTCAATCCAACACCGCCCACAACGGTATCTACGTCGTCACCAACGTTGGCTCAGCCTCGACGCAGTGGGTCCTGACCCGCGCGACTGACTTTGATACGGCAGATGAGATTCAACCGGGTGACTTCGTCTTCAACCAAGGCGGTACCACCCGTGCCAACACAGGCTACGTCCAGACGCAGACAGTTACGACCGTCGGTACTGACCCTATCGTCTTCTACCAGTTCTCAGGTACCGGCGCCTACATTGGTGGCGCCGGTCTCACTCTCACTGGCACGACCTTTGACATCGGCACAGGCAGCGCCACTCGAATCGTCGTCAACCCAGACAACATCGACCTCGCCACAGTCACTGACCTTGGCACCGGCACCTTCCTTAAGCTGACGCGTGACGCCTACGGTCGAGTGGCAGGAACCACTCCAGTGGTGGTGAGCGACATCACCTCTCTTGTCAACGCGTCCTATGTCCAGAAGGCAGGGGACCTGATGACTGGCGCGCTAGGCATCACCGCTGGTCTTGTAGGAACCCCAGGGCTCTACTTCAGCGGCGACACCAACACCGGTCTCTTCAGCCCTGCAGCGGATACCTTCGCCATCACCACTGGAGGAACTGAGCGGCTGCGCATCAGCAGCGCCGGTGACGTTGGTATTGCGACGGCACCAAGCAGCTCCTTCAAGCTGACTGTGGCTGGTAACATAGGTGCCACGGGCAACGTTCTTCTGGCAGGTACGACCCCGTTCATCTCGTTCAACCCTACTCTGGGTGCCTCCACAGAAGCCTACATCGAGCTCACGACCTCCACTCACGACTTTGGCTTCTACTCCAACGACGCAGCTGGCTTCATCACCTTTCACACTGGGTCCAGCAGCCTCGAGCGGCTGCGCGTCGCCGCGTCAGGCGCCATCGGGCTAAGCGGTGCGAACTACGGTACCAGCGGGCAGGTGCTAACCTCCGCTGGCAGCGGTAGCGCCCCAACCTGGACCACGCAGACCGTTGGCTCCGTGGTGTCAGTGGGTGTCAGTGGTGCCAACGGCATCGGTGTCAGCGGCTCACCTGTCACAAGCAGCGGCACTATCGCTCTTTCTCTGGAAGCCATTACCCCCACCTCCGTAACCGTACCGCTCGGAGCAGCTGCCACCCCATCTATCACCTTCAGCGGTGATCCCAACACTGGCATCTACAGCTCCGCTGCTGACACCATCAATTTTGCGACAGCAGGCGTTAGCGAGTTTAGCCTGTCAAGCGGTCTCGCGGCATTCGGCGGCAAGGTCTCTGGCTCCTCCAGTGGGCTGTCAGTGCCTTCATGGACAACCTCGGGCTGCACCTCGCAGTGGACCGCAGGTACAGTTACTGACAACTCATCGGCAGCTGCAGCAACCGTGTCATCACGGATGGCGAACTCCTTTAGCACTCCAACGTTTGCCTCCACCAACGCCATTACGGTAACCAACGCCGCCACGATGTACATCGCTGGTGCCCCCGTCGCTGGCACCAATACTACCCTCACCAACACCTACGCGCTGTGGATTGATGGCGGTGAGTGCCGCATTGACGGCAACATAGACGCTCTAGGTGGAGTTACGGGGGCTCTTACTGGCAACGTTACTGGCAACGTTACTGGCACGCTTACCGGAAACGTCATCGTCCCGCTTGGTACGGTAACGGTTCCATCTATCTCGTTCTCAGGTGACTCCAACACGGGCATCTACAGCCCTGCTGCTGATCAGCTAGCCATCACCACAGCTGGAACACAGGCGATCTCATTTGACGCATCTGGCAACACCAATGTCACCGGTGGTCTCGGAATTCGTGCCGGCGTTCCCTCGACAAGCGCGAGCGCCGTTTCATCTTTTGATGTGTCGGCAAACGCAACGCGGTACGGCATTCAAAGCACGCTGAATATCACGTCAAGCACGCTGACTGGGGACCGCAGCCACTTTGGTGTCTACAGCCTCGTAGAGCAACAGGACCAGTCTGCCGAGGCTTTCTCATCACACGACTATGCTTTTTATGGCTTAGCTCGGACTAGTGCCACCGCTGGCACCTCCGTTAATGGTGAGGGCAGTCTAACTGGAGTGTTTGGTCAAGCAGCCCATCAGTCAGCTGACGCCACTTACTTTAACGTAGAGAACATGTATGGTGGTAGGTTCAACATCTTGCTGAATGGGGCCACCGCCGCCACCGACCAAGCGTATGGCGTGAACTCCACTTTCTCCTCCTCTGCTGCAGGTTCCAATATAGCCACCGGTTACCTGTACTATGGTTCATTTGGCACAGTTACAGGGACGATCACCAACCGATACGGTGTCTACATCGTCTCAGATTGCAACAACTACTTTACCGGTGGCATTCAGATCGGTGGTACCGCCGCCGGTCCTGCAACTGCCTTTGGTCTTGGTGTGGGTGTGGCACCTCCAGGTGCAGGTGAAATTCAATCGTCGGCTACCATTCAAGCAGGTGGCCAGCTCTACGCAGCCGCTGGCACCGCTTCAACGAGTACTACAACAGGTGCACTGCGAGTTACCGGTGGTGCCGGCATCTCGGGCGCGGTTTTTATCGGTGGAGTGCTGTCTGCCGATGCTGGCTCAGCAGCAACAAGCACCACGACTGGCTCCATTCAAGTAACAGGTGGTATTGGTCTGACTGGTGCTGTCTACGCTGGCGGCGAGGTAACTGCCTTTTCAGATCGTCGTGTCAAGGACAACCTACAGCTCATCCCAGATGCCCTTGCGAAGGTGGAGCGACTCAATGGCTATACCTACACCCGCAGCGACCTGCCAGAAGAAGAGGGAAAACGCCACGCCGGCGTTATCGCACAGGAGGTCGAGGAGGTGCTACCTGAAGTCGTGACGACTGGTGAGGACGGCTTCAAGGGTGTTGCCTACGGCAACATGGTGGCGCTGCTGATCGAGTCAGTCAAGGAGCTCAGCGCCAAGGTACGGGATCTCGAGACACGGCTTGCTCGGCATGAAAACTGAAACCCTGGTGCTGGATAAATACAGCTGCCACCTACTATTGAGAACTAGATGCTGATTGACCGTCCCCAGGTAACTGAAACATCGCAGGTCATTAACCTGACGGTGCCACGTGGCACCGCTGAACCTGCTGACCCAGACACCGGCGAGCTCTTTTATCGTACTGATCTCAACGAGCTGCGCGTCTACACCGGCACTGGTTGGGCAGAGGTTGGCTCAACAGGGCTAACGACGCACGAGAATCGAACCGATCTTCACCTTACCTCTGAGCAGAACACTCTGCTGGATGGCATCAACTCCACTGTCTCATCCACTGAGATCAACTACCTCGATGGCGTCACTGCTCCAATTCAAGGACAGCTAGACACACTTGGAGCCAGCGCCAGCACCCACGCGGCTGACGACGCGCGGCACCTCACGCCAGAGCAGAACACCCTGCTAGACGGGCTTGCTAGTACGCTGACCGCTGCTGAGCTCAACTACGTCGACGGGGTAACTGGACCAGTTCAGTCGCAGCTAGACGCCATTGTCGCTGTCAACAACACCCAAAATACGGCTCTAAGCAGCCTTCAAACGCAGATCAACAACAACGCGTCCAGCGGAAGCACCGCGCTTTCTACACACGCCACTGACGATGGCTTGCACCTAACAGCGGTGCAGAACACCTTTCTTGATGGGCTCAGTCTGCCTACTCTCACGTCATCTGAAGCGAACTACCTGATAGGGGTGACTTCCTCCATCCAGACGCAGCTGAACACGCTGACCTCCACCAAGCTGGCGCGTAACGGTTCACAGGCGATGCAAGGTAGCCTGGCAATGGGCGGCTTCGGTATTACCGGGCTGGCGACCCCGTCCGCTGGCACCGACGCAGCCAACCGCGACTACGTTGATAACCTGGTTCAGGGCATCTTCTGGAAGCCGGCGGTGCGGGTTGCAACCACCGCCAACATCACGCTGAATGGGCTGCAGACCATTGACGGCGTCGCGCTGGTCGCCAATGACCGTGTTCTGGTCAAGGACCAGACCACCACCTCACAGAACGGCATCTGGTTGGTCTCATCAACCGCTTGGTCACGGGCACCTGACGCCGACAACTCACCTCAGAACGAGCTTGACGCGGCAGCTGTCTTCGTACGAGAAGGTGCTCTCTGGGCAGCCACCGCCTGGGTCCAGACCCTGCCAGTTACCACCATCAACGTCAGCCCCATCAGCTGGGCGCAGTTCTCAGCGGCGGGTGGTGCGGTAGCTGGCAACGGTATCGTGACCGCCGGTGCTGTCATCTCAGTGAAGAACGGCAACGGCTTGACCTTCAGTGGTACCTCGCTGACGCTCAATATCAATACCGACTTCAACCTCGCTGGGCCGGCGCTCTCTCTAGCGACGGTCCCAACGCTGACCGCTGGTACCTACGGAAACTCCACAACTGTTCCTGTGCTCACGCTTGACGCCAAGGGACGGGTCACTGCCGCGACCAACACCGCCATCACTGGTTTCCAGCCAGCTGATTCACTGCTGACCAGTATCGCCGGCCTTGGTGGAACTGGAATCATCGTTCAGACCGCGGCTGGTGCCGCTGCCAACCGCAGCATCGCGGTCGCCGGTAACGGGCTTTCCATTGTCAACGGCACCGGTGTCAGCGGCAACCCAACGGTCACATCAGACGCCACCAGTGCCAACACGGCTGACAGCATCGTCTACCGTGACGGCAGCGGTAACTTCAGCGCCGGCACCATAACCGCGACACTTAATGGCACAGCTTCCAACGCGAACCTACTTAATGGCATCGATACATCGCAGATGATGGTCAGTCGTGGAACAGTCGCGTTAGCTAGCATCAACACCGCGACCAGTCATGGCTTCTACAACGAGGACAACTCAGGCTTCAGCAAGGCAGTGCTGGTATTCAACCCGGGCGGATCTGCTGGCACTGTCCAGTACCGTCATACCTACAACACCGGACCTGGGGAGCTGTTCGAGTTTCGCAACCGAACTGACAACCTTACCTGGCAGCCGTGGCGCACCGTGCTACATGAGGCCAACTACAGCAACTTCTCGCCGACTCTAACTGGTGGTGGAGCATCAGGTACCTGGGCCATCAACATCACCGGTAACGCTGGCACGGTTGATGGACTGTCGGTGTCCACCGGCGTCAACAACGTTGCTAATCAGATCGTGCGCACCAACGGCAGCGGCTACACTGACTTTGGTTGGATCAACACGATCTCAGGTAACAACGGCACGACACCTATCACTCGAGTGTACGCATCGGATGACGCGTACATTCGCTACTACACGCTTACCAACTTCTGCGATCAGATCACCCGTTTTGACAACATCGCCACGATCAACGGATTTTCACCCCCGAACGGCGCCATTCGCCTGACCCCCAACCTGCACCTCAATGCAGCAGCTGGCAACGCGGTCATCATCAACTGGGACAACGGTGGCTCAGGTTCGCAGCTGGCCCTTCGCGTTGGCAACGGTGCTAGCTCGGACGTCTTCACCGTCACGCATGCTGGCACGGTGGTTGCCGATGGTGACATCACCGCCTTCTCGGATCGCCGCCTCAAGGTCAACATTCAGTCAATCTGCGGTGCCCTCGAAACTGTAGGACGGTTGCAGGGGGTAACCTTCCAACGCGCCGACACCAGCAAGCACGGCATGGGGCTAATTGCACAGGACGTTCAGGCGGTGGTTCCAGAGGTGGTCCATGAGAGCACCACTGGAATGCTGTCAGTCGCCTACGGCAACCTGGTTGGGCTGCTGATTGAAGCCATCAAGGAGCTGAAGGCCGAGGTGGATGAGCTAAAGAAAGACAGGAGCTAAGATGACAACTCCGACCGGCCCGGTCTCACTGGGAAACATTCAAACTGAGTTTGGTGGGGCTAACCCTATCTCGCTTTCTGAGTACTACAGAGGTGGGACATACGTCCCGCCTAATCAGCACACCTCAGCGACCGATGGTAGCGCTATCCCGACCAGCGGCACCATTGGAATGGGGGAGTTTAGAGGTGTTGATGTAATCCGCCTGACACTCTCCGCTGATACCACCAACTACGACATTCGAGTTGCAGCGGGTAGCCCGACCCAGCGGACTACAGTGGTGCTCACCATCAACTCTGGAGTCTATGTCTACGCCACGACCACTTCAGAATACGGAGTTGATACAGGGACCGGTTGGGCTTCAGGCAGCACCATCTACATCATCAACAACGGCAACATCGCTGGCCGTGGTGGTGCCGGCGGAAACGGTGCTGGAAACAGCGCGGCAACAGCGGGCGGCGCAGGCGGACCCGCCCTTCACGTGCAGCTCCCTACCACCATAGACAACAACGGTACCATAGCTGGTGGAGGAGGCGGAGGAGGCGGTGGCGCAGGTCGTCTCTACAGCGACGGCAAGGGATACACTATCGCCAGCTCAGGTGGGGGTGGAGGCGGTGGTCGTGTTAATGGGGTAGGGGGTTCCAACCCCAATGTGTCAGGACACACAATTGACCATAACAACGGGACCAGCGGGACCACTGCGACCCTCACCACCACTGGTAGTGGTGGTGGTGGTTCATCTGGCAACACCGTAAATGCAGGCGCCGGCGGCGCCGCCGGCGCCTGGGGCTCCGCTGGCTCCGCTGGTTCTTCAGGCAGTGGTCCGGGCTCGAGTGGAACACCAGGTGGTGGTGGCGCCGCCGGCGCCTACCTCGTTGGTCAGGCCAACGTAACCTGGATTTCTACTGGAACTCGCCTCGGTACAGCATCGTAAATAGAGCGAGGAGATACACAGATGAAAGAGTTTACCTGGAAGATCGTTGAGGTCGACGCGGGCCAGGGGGCCATGCTGGTTGAGTACACCCATGAAGGGGCGCGCACTACCCTGAACCTCCCCATGCCGCCGTTTGGCGAGAACCTCGGCGTGTGGGTCAAAGCCTATGCTCCTGTGGCAGACTGGGATCGAGCGGAAACGGCCTTTGCCGACGTTCAGCCAGGAATGCACGGGGATGACGTCATCGACGACGTAGATCCAGCGGAGCCACTGAGCGACAACGCCAACGTCATTGGCTCCTGGAATGAGGAGTACCTGCGCGCCATCGTCTACAGCGTCCTAGAGGAGATGCGTGAAGCCTCCGTATGAAGGAGACGCTGCACGACGCCCACGGTCGCGACCAGACCCGGCTTAAGCGCGTCTTTGGTTGGGTGGTCACCTTCAGGGACTTTCCAACTGGTAGCTGGCAGACCGTCGGCGGTGATGAGATGATGACCCGCGCGCTGACGCTCTTCACGAAGGGCCGCGCTGAGTTCTACCTCGACGGCGAACGACGCGGCGATCGAGTTCCCGGTATCCTATCCTCAGAGCATGAACCAGTTGGGCTCGACGGCACCTTCACGCTGCGGTACGTAGAACCGACGACGCGGGTCTGCATTCCAGCCGGCTTCATGATTCACCGCGGTCAGCTGCCACAGGTAACCAAGATAGTGCTGGAGGAAGGGCAGACCCTATCAGTAGATGCTGGCTTCAAGGCGCTGGTCTGTTTAGGGCAGGTACAGATTGAAGACCGCACCTTCGACGAAGAGAGCACCTTTGCTGTGCGCTCAGAGCAGGTCCAGGTGGTCGCCCGTAAATACACCATCCTGCTTGACTTCACCCACTCGAATGCTCCGTCTTGACCGCCTCTTCAACCACCGCCTGCTCATGACGCCGGTGGCGTCCTACGCGGGGCTGGCGGCGCTGATCTACGCAGGCTGGGTGGTGACGACTGGCGTCGTCAGCCCGTGGTGGCTGGTGCTACAGGTGCTTAGTACCTTTCTCATTCTGATGGGCGTCACCGTTGGGCTGCACCGACTCTTCTGCCACCGTGCCTTTCGAGCCAGCCGTCTGTGGCACGGTATTCTTGCCTACCTCGGCACGCTAGCGATCTACGGCTCTACGGTGCAGTGGCCCGCGATGCACGCGTCCCATCATCAGTTCGCAGATACCGACCGAGACCCGCACTACACTGGTTGGCGCTACCTCTTCTGGAAGAGCAACCGACCAACGACCTTCAACCGACGGGTGCTTACGCGGCTCTACCGCGACCCGCTGCACCGCTTCCTCCACCGCTACTACGTGCTGGTGGTCGGTGGCACCGTGGTTGGTCTCTGGCTCATCTCACCATGGGTACTGCTCTTCGGCTACCTCGCCCCGCTGGGGTGGCTTCACCTGGTTGGCTCGCTGCACCAGGTCTATGCACACGGGGCGAAGGGCCCGCTGGACCTACCGTGGGCTGAGGCCGTCGCCTTCACCGGTGGTGAGTGGCTGCACGGACACCATCATACGCGTCCTAAGGACCCGCGCTTCGGCGGTCCTGACCTTGGCTATCGCTTCATCCAGCTGATTCAGACGCGTCGAGCTGCTGCTTGAGGTCCTGAGCGCGGTGACCGAGGTAGCTGAACTGGTCACCTAGGTTAGCGGCCAGTTCCACTGCCTCGCGCTGCATCCACATCAGCAGCTCCTCCTGACTCAGGCGAAGGCGCGCCTCGTCAATTCGCAGCTGCATCAAGTAGGCGGCTGCTCGCCGCTCCTCAGGCAGTGACTTGATGTAGTCGCTGATCAGGCGGTTGCGCTCACGCTCAAACGCGTCCTCATCGTGTCGCAGCCAGAACAGGTGATCAGTTTTTGGGAGCATCGGGTATATCTAGCTCGACAGAGTAGCCCCACAGCTCATCCGCGTAGTCGGTGACCGAGGCGGCATCTTCTGGGGCAATTTCACGATCAAGGTACGGTTCGTACTTGAGCTTGAGCTTGCGATCTCCCTCCAGGTCAGCACCGACCACCTTGATCTGTGGCACGTGGTTGATGCGCTCATAGGAGCGAGCTAGGTGAACTCGGATAGCCTTGTACCCCACCTCGTCGTGGATCTCCGACACGAACGCTGGATGCTCAGCGTCCTCATCTCGGAAGTCAAGGTGCACGCTGAACAGCTTGAGGTCGCGGATGACCTTTGGTGAGAGGTACTGCTGAATGAAGCTGTCGTCACGGTGCTCGAACACCGCCTCCTTGACGGCGTCCTGCCACCGCTTGCCAATGAGCTTCGGCATCCACTCGCGGTCCTCGTCGGTGGGTTTCTCGCAGGTACGCTTCACGTCCTGTAGGATAGCGAAGCCAAGCGCGTAGGGGTTGATACCGCTGTAGTACCTCGAGTTGTAACCTGGCTGGTAGATGACCCCTGAGTGATGGTCCAAGAAGGCCATGAAGGCATCCGGCGAGAGGATGCCCTTCTCCTCCAGGCGCGTCATGATGTAGTAGTGACAGAAGGTCGCGTAGCCCTCGTTGAGGTTCTTCGTCTGCCCCTGTGGATAGAAGTACTGGTTGACCTTGCAGACGATACGCAGCACCTCGCGCTTCCACTGCTCCATTGACGGCGACTTCTTCATGATGAAGTAGAGCAGGTTCTCCTCATCCTCAATCTTCTCGTGGTCGTCGTCAACAAGTTCATCATCCTTGAAGCTGGTCTTCTTCATGATGATGTCCAGCTCACGCTGGCGCTTCTCCTCACGCTCCATGAGCAGCTTCAGCCGCGCCTCGTCGGTAAGCTTTGGCCGGTGCTTGCGCTTGAACTTGTCGACGCCGTGTGGGGCCAGGGCGTGAGCGGCATCCAACAGGTCTTCAACCTCATCCACGCCGTAACGCTGCTCGCAGCGTCGAATGTAGTCACGAGCAAAGATCATGTAGTCGATGATCGACCCGGCGCTGGTCCACTGCTTGAAGGTCTCGTTGTTGCGAAAGACGGCGTTGTGCCCAAAGGCAGCATGCGCGATGACCATCGTCTGCTGCAGCATGCTGTTCTCCTCCATTAGGTAGGAGATGCAGGGGTCGCTGTTGATGACGATCTCGTAGGCCAGGCCCATGCGGCCGCGCTTGTAGGCCTTGTCGTTGCGCAGGAATTCCTTGCCAAAGGACCAGTGGTTGTAGTGCACCGGCATGCCAATGGAGGCATAGGCATCGAGCATCTGCTCAGCTGAGATGATCTCTATCTGGTTTGGATAGAGAAGACCCCCAAGCTCCAGCTCTTCAAGAGCGATCTTCTCTATCTCATAGTAGACACGCTCAATGAGCTCTCGTGACCAGTCAGTGTGGCTCGTGATAAGCAGCGGCTCGCTCATGACTTTTCCTTCTTGGCATAGATCGTCCTGAAGGCGTTAAAGACCTCACCCTCGTCACCAATCTTGATGGTGTGCAGCTTCGAGTTGGTCTTCGAGATGGACTGCATGACGTTCCAGAGCGAGACCCCGCTGCTGTAGGTGAAGGTCCCTGCGATTGACATTCCGACCTGCACGTAGACTGCATGCCGTAGCTTGGCAAGTAGGCCCTTCTCTTCAATTTCAGCGATGACCGCTGGGTTGTCACTCTCCCAGTTATCACCGTCACCAGCATAGGAGAGGTAGATATTTGTCAGCTGGGCGTCGTAGCGGCTCTTGATGATGGCGTGTGCCAGCGCGAAGGCCGGTGAAACGACGGTGCCACCGCTCTTGCGTGTGGTAAAGAACACCTCCTCTGTCATCTCCTCAGCGTCGTTGGTGTGCGCGATGAAGATGAGGTCGGTGGCTGGGTAGATTCGCTTGATGAAGGCGTACTGCAGCGCGAAGAACTTGCGGGCCATCCGCTTCTTGTCCTCGTCCATTGAGCCGCTGATGTCCATCACCATGATGAAGACCGCGTCAGCCTGCTTGACCATAACGCGTTCCGACTTGTGGAAGCGCAGGTCTACCTTCTCGAAGAAGGGCACGATGGTGATGCGAGTAGCCAGCTCCTCGATGCGTGCAGTTAGCTCCTTGATGCGGGTAAAGCGAGCTTCAGCGGTGAGGTACTCGGTGCCAGGCACCCCTTCCTCCAGCTGACGAAGTTCCTTTTCCAGTTCCTCGAGCTCCTCACGGGCTTCAACAGTCAGCGCACGCCGCCGACCGATGGAGTTGCGGAAGGAGCGGATGACGCTGAGCTGCGAGGCGTTGCCCTCCTTCTGGAAGCCAGCTGGCTTCCACACGGCGTCAGGTAGGTCCTTCTCAACGGTCTCCTGCAGGTCAGGTAGCGCGCAGTCTTCAAAGAAGACATCGAAGAACTCGTTGCGGCTGATGTTGATGATGAAGTCGTCCTCGCCGTCTCCATTTTCGTCGGCATCACCATTGCAGGCACCGTTCTTATCTTCATCTTGGTGAATTGGGAACTCATCACCGCGTTCCCAGTGGTCATTGCCGACCAACACTATCTCACGTTCACCGCTGTTTGGAGCATAGCGGTAGGTAGGTTCGTGCAGCGCGTTCTTGGCGATCTTGACTGGGTTACTGAAGGCCTTGGAGGCAGCCCCGCCACCGGCTGCCTTGACTCCACCGGCGTCGATGTCCTCCGGCTTGGCGGCGCGGATGCTTTCCTTGACGCGATCGAGAAGCTTGTTGCGGTTGTTCAACGACTTGCCGCGCCCGGTTCGGCGGCGGTCAATGAAGATGAACGTGGTCGTAGGTAGGGTCATAGGAAGAACACCATAGTTGCAAGAACAACAAAGGTCCAGACTCCCATTATCGCGTACCCGACCTTGCGATGCAGGATGCCTCTGTGCCCGCTGGCTCGAACCACCGCGATGACGACCACCACAGAGGTGGTGATCAGCCCTACCGCCATCATAGGAAGGTTCTTTACAACGAGGCCCAGGTGCAGCGCAAAGACCGAGACGAACATCAGGCCCATGAAGATCAGAAACCGCCATGGGTCCTGCTGTTTGTCATACCAGCTGTTGAAGCGGTCGATGGCGGTGAACATCACGAGCTCTTGCGGTTGTTGGAGAACCAGCTGACCAGGATCTTGACCTGGTTCTCGGTGTAGCCCTTCTCGACCATTCGCTCAACGAAGCCACGGTGCTTCTCCTCAGTCTCCTTGTCCTGCTTCGGTCCGAAGGCGATGACCGGCATGATCTGCTCGGTCGCGGAGAACATCCGCTTCTCGATGACCGTCTTGATCTTCTCGTATTCATCCCAGGCCGGTGATTTGCCCTCGTGCTTTGCCTTGAAGCGCAGCACGTAGTTCACGATCTCGTTCCGGAAGTCCTTGGCGTTGGTGATGCCTGCCGCCTTCTCGATCTCCTCGAGCTTCTTGTTGAGGTTCTCGCGGTCCATCAGGGTGTGGGTCTCAGGGTCGCGGCACTGCTCGTCAGCGATCCACGCCTCGGCAAAGAGAACGTAGCGCTCGAACATGTTCTGGCCGAACGAGCGATAGCTCTCGAGGTAGGCCGTGCGCAGCTCCTTCTCCAGGAACTCGAAGTAGCGCGGCTGCAGGTGCGACTTGATGAAGTCGAGGTACTCGTCGGTGATTTCCTTGACGAGGTTCTCCTTCTTGACGGACTCCTCGAGGATGTACATCAGGTCGATCGGGTTGGCCTGCTGCTCCTCGGGGCGCAGGTCGTAGGTCGCCGACAAGGTCTTAAAGGCGAAGCGGGTCGACATGCCCTTCATGCCCTCGTCGTTGCCGGCGGCGTCGCGGTACTCCTCGTACGGCTTCGCGTTCGGCATCGTGTCCTTGACGTTGTCGCCGTTGTAGACGCGCAGCTTGGCGTAGATGGTGCTGTTCTCAGGCTTCTTCAGGCGCGTCAGGATGCTCCATTGAGCGAGCATTCGCAGGGTGCCAGGAGCGCGAGGCGCGTCGGCGAGCGAGGAGCTGGCCAGCATCTTCTCGTAGATCCTGACCTCCTCCTCGTAGCGCAGGCAGTACGGCACGTCAACGATGTAGACGCGGTCGAGGAAGGCCTCGTTGGTCTTGTTGTTCCGGAAGTTGAACCACTCAGACTCATTCGAGTGGGCCATGATGACGCCGGTGTAGGGCATCGACGGGATGGCCTCGGTGCCGTTGTAGTTGTGCTCCTGCGTGGCCATCAGCAGGGGGTTCAGGGTCTTGATGTTGGCCTTGAACATCTCAGCGAAGTCCATCAGGCCCTGGTTGGTGCGGTTCAGGCCGCCGCTGTACGAGTAGGCGTACGGGTGGTTCTGCGGGAACTTCTCGAGCTTGCGGATGTCGACCTTGCCGATCAGAACCGACACGTCCTGGTTGTTCTCGTCGCCCGGCTCCACCTTCATGATGCCGATCTGAGCGTCCTTGTTCGGGAAGATCTTCACCACCTTGAACCTGGTGATGTCGCCGCCGAACTCCTTCAGCTTCTCCTGCGCCCAGCCGCTCATGACGGTGTTGAGGTAGCGGCGGGGAATGCCGTACTCGGACTTCAGCATCTCACCGTGCTCGTAGTCGTTGAACAGCCCCAGCGGGCTCTCAAACACCGGCGACAGCTTCTTCTCAAGGTCCTTCTCGGTCTCGTCGTAGAGCACGTAGATGGGCAGCTTCTGCATGAGCACCTTCAGGCGCTCCGCCAGCGAGCTCTTGCCGCCGCCGACCGGGCCCTTCAGGTAGAGAATCTGCTTGGCCTCCTCGAGGCCCGCTGCGGAGTTACGGAAGTAGGCGGCGATGCGCTCAATCGCCTCCTCAGCGCCGAAGAAGTCATGAAACGACTCGTAGATACGGATCTTCTTGTTGGAGTGGATGCGCGACAGGCGCACATCCTCACTGGTGTCGACGACCTTAGGTAGGCCAATGGCGGCCACCATCCGCTCAGCGGCAGAGGCATAGGCCATTGAGTCAACTCGGCAGCGCTGCAGGTAGTCCTCGAGGGTGAGGAGCTCAGGCTGAGCGAACTTGCTGGCGAAGGTCGAGGTAAGAGAAGACAGCGACGACATGGGTGTCCTTCAGTTGATGTGTCTGTGGTATTTAGGCGATTCAGAAGTTGATTCTATACCAACAGAGCGTTGTTGCAGATAGGCAAGTAGGTTACACCTGCTCACCTTGCGATACATGGTCGAGGTGCATCATAGGGCCTAGGAGCACCGCACCTGGCTCGACCATCAGGGTGCGGTAGAAGATCGCGTCAGCCTTCACCTTCGCGCCGGCCTTCACCGCAAGGGTGCCTTCGACGCGCACCTCCTTCGCGGTGACGGTGCCGGTGACAGTGAGGTCGTGGCTGAGGATGACGTCCTGCACATCTACAGTGCCGTTCACGTGCAGGACGTTCCGCTTCTTGTTCTCGATGTTCTGAGTAGAGTGAATGCTCTGGCCGCTGAAGTGACCGTCGATTACGACGGTGCCATTGAGGACCATGACGCCGGTGATGACGACGTCCTTACCAATGATGGTATCGAAGCCCTTTGGATTGAAGATGCTCATACCAGTCCCATGTGAGCGCCGCAGACGACGCAGTGGCGAAGGTCGTATAGAAAGCCCGCGGTGTCACTGAAGTAGTGGTGCTTGCAGTCTTTACGCAGCTGTGTGATCTCGCTCTCAGCCAATCTAGCTTCTGCAATCACCACGCCGAGGTCGGCGATGCGGTGACACACCGCAAGCTCGGCAGGTGGCAGGCACTCCACCTTTACGAGCGGGGTCATCTCGTTACCCATGACGGTGCTTCGGTAGATCTCATTGCTCATGTGGTGGGTCCTCTTCACTTGGTGGCTTCCTTCGCGGAGGCCGTTCTTCATTGATTGGAAACAGGCGTCCAGTGACACCAGCCAGCAGAACGCCGAACGTAAATCCGAGCCAGCTGTTTTCGAACTGTGTGGCAAGCCAGATGACTGGTATCACCAACAGGAAGCGCCATGGGCGAACAATGGGATCACGACGCCGCGGCATTTCGAATCAGGTGCAGGTAGGAGCAGGACGGTACACCAGGGGCAGGTTCAGGTGCACTGAGGTCCGCCACCTCCCAGCTGTGCGGCGAGCGCAGCACGAACAGCTTCCACGCCGCCAGGTCAATGGCCAGCCGCACGTCGGCACCGCTTTCCTCGTGGACCAACGTGATGTACATCTCGTCAACGATGCCAGTAGCAAGGGCCTCCTCGTACACCGAGGCGCCGCCGATCAGCCAGATGTCCCCCTTGTCCCGCTTGGCCAGCTGTCGCACGTAGTCCAGGCTAGAGATGACGTTGACGTCATTACCGAAGACGCCGAACATCTCTCGAATGTGCTTGCGCGTCAGAACGTAGTTGGTGCGATTGGGCAGTCCATCGAGGCGGCCAAGCGACTGGAAGGTCTTGAAGCCCATGACGACGGTGTGACCGGTCGTCAGCTCCTTGAAGCGCTTCATGTCAGCGGGAATTCGCCAGGGCAGGCGGCCGTCTGACCACCCGATGGCGTTGCCCATGTCAAGGGCGACGATCAGCTTGATCACTTGAGCTCCCTTCCAAAGTGGGCCTTCCAACGGGCGCGCATCTCGTCGGTGACGTAGCGGCTCTCCACCCAGGCGTCAAGCGCGCCCAGCAGCTTGTCCTCCTCCCACTGTCGCTCGGCGCACAGTGAGAAGAAATTCGGCGGGCGCTGCAGCAGGAGCTCAAAGTCCTGAAGCGCTAGGCGCCGCTCAATGGGATCATCAATACAGGCGGGCATAGTGGTTACTTCGTCAGCTCCGTGCGGTACTGGAAGTGCTTCCCAGCTTGATTGGAGGCACACTTGGCAGCCTGAAAGAACGCCTCGCTGCACTCGAGAATTCCGATGTACGAGTACTTGGTGTACTCGTCAGGTACCACCGGCTCGCTGTTAAAGCGCTTGTCGTAGGAAGCGATGTAGGCCTCAGCATCGGCTTTCGTCAGGAAGGCGGCGTAGCCATCAGGCCGCTGACCCCAGCCACGCTCGTACTCGGTGCCTTCGATGACGTGAACAGCTCGCTGAACAGCAGGCTCAACGTCGCTGGCTTCCAGTTCCTGAATTCGTGCCTGCGCCGCTGCCAGCTCAGCCCTTAGAGCAGTCACTTTCGCGGACTCGGCGAGGGTGTCCTCAGGCCAACCCCAGTCCTTCTTGATGCGGTTGGCTCCAGCGGCGGCCGCTGCTGCCCGCTCGGCGGTGTCGCCCCACGTCAAGACGTGCGTGACGCCGGTGGCGTCGTGACCGAAGATGATGACCTGCTGGAGGTCGTTCGCTACAGCGAAGCCCTCTGCCTGCTTGATTGGAATACGGTGTGACAAGAATTTTCTCCAGAAGAAGGCTCACCCAAGGACGCCGTAGCCGCCGGTTGGAAAGGGCCAGCCACCTGAATCACGTGACTGAGGCCGATCATCGAACGGCTCACGCCCGACGGGGCTCAGGGGCGGTTCCGTCGGGGACGTAGCCTTCGAGGATGTGCTCGATGAGGGTGAGCTGGTTGGTGAGCTCGAGCTTGATCGCCTCGTAGATCGGTTCCTGGTGCGGGAACCGGCGGCGGGCTTCCTTGAGCCGGGGGAAGAACTCATCTGTGGTCTCCTTGACGTAGCGCTCCAGGCGGGGGCGCTTGAAGACGCCTACCATCGATGCCACGTTGTTCACTCGATCACCGCCCTTGACGACCGACGCGTCCTCATCCTCAAACACGGGGTCAAGCGAGTAGTTCTCCTTCTTGACACCGAGGACCTCCTTGGAGAGAAGGTCCAGCTTACGCGCGATCTCAGCACCGAACCGGCGCTCGATCTCAAGCAGGGGGACGTTCTTGTCCTCGACGACGTCGTGCAGGAACACCAGCGTGTAGACGACGTGGGGGTTGCGGATGTGCGCGTGCATCGTCCGCAGGTGGTGAAAGATGCCGAGCTGGTGAATGAACTCGGGGGCACCGCCGTTGCGGGTACCGTCGTGGCGCTCTCGACCGTACTCCATGGCCTCAAGGACCTTGTAGTACCTGTCGTCGTAGAGGGCCGAACCAAGAAGCCAGTACCTGGCCGCGATGAGAAGCTTGTCGTAGTTGGTTAGCTTGTCCATGGTGCTATTGTATCACACCAGGGACCTGCGTGCACTAAAGAAGTGTAACCTAGCCTTCCTTCTCCAGCAGCGCCAGGAAGAAGGCACCCACGATCCTCTCGCAGGCGGTAGGGCCTCCTACGGCCATGTAGGAACGGACGATGCCGGCGATGACCTCCTCGATCGCCTCGTCGGTGTCGGCAGCGCTGAAGGTCTGGCCGGCCACCGTCAGCGGTGACGCCTCGAAGACGGCCCGCAGGCGGTCCCGCAGCTCAGTTGGGTTGGCGATCACTTGATGAGGTCCACAAGTTCCTCGAAGTAGCTGACTACCTCGTTGAGACCACTGGAATGACCGTAGTCCCACGCAAGCTTGAAGGCAAGCTCGGCCTTCGGGTGTCCAGTTACACCGTGCTCTTCGAACAGGTCACGCTTGAACTCATCTGTCAGCAGCGCGAAGCGGTTGGCGTAGGTCTGCTTGGCAACATTGAAGGCGAGCTTGTCCAGCTCGTGCTCGACGGTGTAGCCGATGTAGTTGCCCTTGATGTCCGGCCACTCATGTGCAGCGCACTGCAGGATCACTCGACCCGTCTTGTAGACGTAGACGACCGTGAAGTCCTCCTTGCGCGGAAAGGTGATCTCAGGCGTGCTGTAGTACTCGAGGGGTTTCATCAGCTGAACTCCAGTTCCTGGTCCATGCCCGCGATCGCGTCGATCAGGGCGGCGATGGTGCCATAGTCGTCGAACAGCAGGCCGTAGAAGTGCGCGGCGCCGTTGACGACGAGCAGCTCAGCGCGGTCATCACCAGCCTTCGCACTGGCGATGATGGCGTCGAAGTCAGCGCGGTGCTGCTCCATCCAAGAGATGGAGCCGACGTGCTCGTGGTGAATCTTCATGTGTGCTTCTCCGTTGCGATGATGCATTATACATCAACCGCAGGTCAAGTGTGTAACAAAAGCAGGCTGTTACAGGCTCTTGAGGTAGCGCAGGGCCTGACGGGCGTAGTCCTCGATGCGCTCAGGTTCCTCGGAGTCGAGGGCGGCATCGAGGTCAGCGATCACCTCGTCGCGGCGCTGGGCCTGGCGCTGGGCCTCAATACCGTGCACTGGGCACTCAGGGTCCTCAGCGATGAAGGGCCCACCTATCTGAAAGCACTGACACATCTGGGTGACTCCTGGTGACTTGGTAATCAGCCGTCGCGATACTGCTCAGGATCCATTGACGCTGGCAGATTGGTTTGGGCATGCCAGGCTGGTTTCGCAGGTGTCGGCTTCTTGACCAGCTTGTAGCCGAGCTCGTCGGCTGCCTCCTTGAGCAGGCGCAGCTTCATGGCCTCGGTCGTGTCGTTCCGCCGCCAATGACTGGCACCTGGCAGCCAGTGGGCGCGGTAGCCATCCAGCGCGAGCAGGCGCTGGGTGTCGGCGTGGGCGCACTCGACGACCATGCCGTAGTTCAGGTCGGCGCCGCTGAAATTGCCCCCGTTGTCCGGGTTCATGGCGTAGTTCATGCCGGTGGAGATCTTGCGCCCCAGGTTGGGGTCCTTCTCCCACTCAGAGCACTGATCGTTGTAGAGGACGACGACGGTACGGAAGCCCATGTGGGTGCTCCTTAGGCAGCGATTGCGGTTTCGTTGAAGAGCTTTTCGAGTCGCTTCTGGACGCCGGCGGCGGTGACGTTGCGGAGCTCCGACGCGTTGTAGTTGGCGCGAACGCGCTCGAGAACGGCGTCGATGGCAGAGCGAGTGGGGACGCTGATGGTGAGCTGCTGGACTGCGGTGCGCTGGACGACCTGGGCGTCGTGACCGACCAGGCAGATGAAGCCGCGGTCGCGGTCGGCGGGAACGATTCGGACGAAGATTGCGCTGGAGATCATTTCGGTCCTTGGCTGTTGATAGGTCTATTTTACATCAACCAGGATTCCTGTACACTGTCTTTGTGTAACAGTGGCGATGTGTTACAGGTCCGCTGGAAGCCGATGAAACAGCGCAAACTGCAGGCGGCGGTTGATATTCGGGGCAAGCTTCACGAGTAGGTTAGCGGTTAGCCCCACCTGTCGTTCAACGTCATAGCGATCGCGCTGCTGACGCCAGTAGAGGGCTCCAGCCTGGGTGTAACCAAAGATGACGTCAGACGCTGGGGTATAGAAGCCACGCTCGTCATCAACAACCACTCGGCAACTGGTGACTCCAGTGAAGAGACGCGTAGCGTAGGCTCCAGCGACGGTGTCAAAGTAGTAGAGGTTGGCACCAGCGGGGCTCTGCCATGCAAGCACGATGCCCATGTTGTTGTCAAAAGCGAGCGACACGGTTAGCACATCTGGAACTGGGAGACTGAAGGCGACCGCCCCAGCCACTGGAGCCACGGTGATCAGGCCCTCCGAGTAGAGAACTCTCCAGTTCTGATAGTCACGCCCACGACTTGCGTTACCGATGGCTATCCCGCCAGGAACCGTTTGACGCAGCGGTGCGAATGACTCGTCATACGGTGGGAGAAAAGCCGCTGGATCTGGTACAGTGGTGAACGTGTTTCCTGGAATCATACGCGGTTCCAGGAGAAGCGCATCGTGATGCTGAACGTCTTGGTGTTGTCCTTCGGTAGCACTGGACTAAGGCTCATCTGGAACGGCATGACGCTGTAGGACTGCGGCCACACGAAGCGCAGGGCTCCTATCCCACCAGTGGCATTGCCTTGCCCAACGCCAAAGCTGAAGGTTGTATCGCGGTAGTAGGTACCTAGCGTATAGGCGGCCGTGGTAGAGGGGCCACCGCTACCCGACTGCAGAGTAGGAGTTCCGTTAATCGAGCCCAGCACAGACCCCGCTCCATACGAAGCGAAGCCTGAGGTGGTGTTGTCTGATTTTGAGAAGTTATCTGCGCTGTTGAACAGAAACTGAACAGTAGCGAAGTTGCTGGCGTTAGAGACGCGAACAACGTAGCTGTAGTCAGTTCCGCTGATGTTGAGAATTCCAGTGGCGTCCCCAAGTGGAGGAAATACCCGGAGGCGGTAGTAGACCGTCAGCTGATCGATGGCGACCAGCGTGATAGTTGTTGGTGAACCAACCCCATCAAGAATCAAGGCGCGGCTAAAGAGCGTCGCTCCTGTTGCGCCCCAGCCCACACCGATCTCCGTGATGTTGCCAATCACCGAACCTTGTGTGAAGGTGTATCTCCAGGTGTGCAGCGCCGCATAGGTAGGAGCCCCTTCGTTGATGCAGGTCTCGGCGTAGTTGGTTGGGTTGGAATTGGCACCTGCAACATAGGATTCCAGAGAGGTCTGCGTTGCTATCGGAGTTCCAGTTCCAGCTCCCACTTGAGCATACTGGATGAGGATGCTTCCTGCAATTCCTAACCGGTCCAGCCCCTGATTGAGAATGAGATTTGGAAACCAGCCAGTATCCTGTTCGGTACCGTCAGGGTGAGTAACTACCAGGCGAAATTCGCCCTGAAGACCGGTGTTGAGCTGCATCATGATAGAGTTCCTGAGATTACCTGAGGGAGCGCAACTGAAAGTCCATCGGCAGCGCTGGGGTTGTTGTACGAGATGTATGAAATGGTGACCTGAAGCGAACCCGCCAGTGGTTGCGGCACCTGAACACCCACTGCATCAACGTGAAGTGGGTTGTTGTAGTCCACGTAGGCAATGGTGGTTACAAGCGCTGCCGCCTGTGGGACAGGCGGCACCACCATAAGGCCATCGTTCCACAGCGGGTTGTTGTAGTTCTGATAGACGATTGTGGCTACAAGAGACGCAGCCAAAGGAGCCACACCGAGAGAGATTCCCTCATCAGCCAGGCCCCACAGATCACCACGATTCGGCTCTACTTCTGCGACAGCTAGCTCATCGCTGACCGCAAGCGGGAACAGAGAACTTGTGAAGTACTCGTAGATTATTCTGTCGCGTGACGCGACGATTCCAACGACAGCGGTGTACATAGGTGCTCCAAGTCACCTATTTATGACCTAGCTGACGCTAGAGATCAGTCGCGGTCTCTGCGATGAGGCTTCTTGTCGTGCCCGTTGCCGTGGCGACCATCACTCCCAATATGATCGTGCCCGCGGTGCCCGCGGTTTCGACTTTTTGGGTTGTTCCAGTGGTGCCAGTCGCGGTCTCGCTCACGGACCCAGTCCTCATGGACGAAGAAGACGGGTCGATTGCACGCCTCGTAGCGCCAGCAGTTGTCCGCCCAGCGCTGACGGTGGACGGGGTGCACGTAGAGGTAGAGCGGCTGGATGACAACCGCGGTTGGTTGTGGGACAACGACGATGGGCTGCGGGTGATAGAAGCGCGGCTGGGGTAGAGCCTCACCGATAACCACGCTGCCGTAGATCCCTGGAGCGACCCGTCCTTGGATGGTCACCACTACCTCGCCGGCAAAGGCCGACCCTGCGATCCCCAGCAGGAGGGCCACTAGAAGCTTCATTGCGCTGTCCTCTCAGGTGCAGAAGGCACCTGAGGTATTTAGGACGCTGTAAGCCTAAAGCCGACCCACCACAGGTCGATGCGAGCAAACCACCTACCGTTGTTGCGCCCAAAACCCAGCCGAACCATGCGGTTCGGCTGGTCCATGACCACCTTGGTGATCACAGGTTGGCGATGATCTGCGGCGCTGCGCTGTCGAAGCCAGCGATGTCAAGCATGCCGCCGTCCTTCGGGTCAGCGATCGTGAACTCCGACGTCGAGGTGCCGATCACGATGCACTTCGCACCACCGTTGAACTGTGCGCGGTAGTCCCGCAGCGCCTGCACCGGCTGGATGCGGCCAGCCCACGTCTCGTTGTCCGTGATGGTCACGAACTTGTCGACGTTCATCTTGTGCTGCTTCGCGTGCACCATCGGCAGGGCGCAGTCGGTGCCGCCCCAGCTGAAGCGCTGAATCACCGCCAGGACCTTGTCGAGGCGCATGTTCGGGCTGATCTTCAGCTCGCCCATGGTCGTGTTGAAGCCGCCGATCCAGTAGTTCGGCTGGTTCTTCACGACCGCCAGCGCCATGACGCCCGCGACCTCAGCTGCGGTCAGGTTCGGCGAGCCGTTGACCCGCGCGCTGAACATCGAGCCCGAGCAGTCGACGCCCATCAGGTACGAGTCCTGCGTCTTCTCAGCCGTCTCGAACGCCGCGTAGAACGCGTCGTCCAGTACGTCCACGACGCGCTGCTCCGGCTTCCAGGTCGCCGAGCCCTTCTCGCCGTGGCCGACCGAGTACTGCTTCATCGCCTGCAGGATCGTGATCGGGTGAACGCGCTGCTTGCGCAGCGCCTCGCCGTCGCTGATCTTCGCGACCACCAGCTTCGTGCCCTCAGAGAGAGGCGCGATGATGCCGTGCTGCGTCAGGACGCCCAGCTTGCGGATGACCGCAGTCAGGCCCATGTGCTGCAGGAGGGCCATCATGATGTCCTTGTCCTTCAGCCACTGGGTCGGCACCATTTCCCACGTCAGCGCCGCGTTGCCCTCGATGAGGTGCAGCACAGTCAGCTTGTTGTCAGTCCTCTTCAGGTGCTCGAAGTCGACGAGCAGCTGCGGCACGGCCGCACCGAGCGTCAGCTCCTTGCCCACCGCGTAGCGGAACATGTTCGACTGCACGTCGCTCGACGGCTTCACGTGAGCCAGCCGCAGCACGTCACGGTGCGCCCAGCCGTTGCGCGACTGGTACTTCAGGAGCTGGAAGGCCAGCTTGTCCATGTCCTTCGACGTGTACCACTTGGCCACACCGCGCTTCGCCGCCGCGTTCCACTTGCCGAGCGAGTCGAGGATGGAAACGAACAGGAAGAGCCACGTGCCGGTACGGGCGATGCGCGGCAGGGCCTCGAAGGCGGCGACCTTAGTCGCCTCGTCGCCAAACACCGCCGCGAGGGCGATGGTCACGACCGCCGGGTCGTTCTTCGGCGCGCGGCCGGCCAGCGAGTACTCGAGAGCCCGAGCCACGACGCGGGCGCCGTCTGCCTTCAGGCAGGACTTGACGGTGTCGAAGGACTGCTTGGTGATGTCGCGCTCACCGACGTAGTAGTTGCCCCCTTCGGAGCCGATCATCAGGAAGCGGTCGAGCACGCCCCACTGGTCGAGCGTGAAGGTCACGCCGCCGGCGTTGTTGCGCTTCATGTCAGCCTCACGGCCCGGGATTGCCTGGGACTGCGGGGTCACAGCCTTGGACGGCTTGGCGGTGGTTGCACCGGCGAAATCAGCGTATACGTTCGACATGTCTGGTTCTCCTTATGAGCGGCTGTCATTGACAGCAAGTTGTCCGTCGGCCTCAACGAGCGGCCAAAAAGGCGGGGTCGGGAATTTTCAGCACTACCCGATGGACGTGTTTCCACGCTTGACCCACAAGACAGCACCTACACCAGTTGATTCAGCCATACTGGTACCCTATGAGCTATTCGACGCTCCAACGTCCATCATTTTCGGCGATGACGAGCTTATCCAGATCTTGAGGTTATCTGGCACCCTCCTAACTGGCCCGGCTTGTCTTTCAACTTGCGTAGGTAGTCAGGGTCCTTACGGTCACTTTGAAGTAGATAACCAACTCCAAGCGGGCCGTTCGTTGAGGTTACGGAATTTTGACTGGGTTGAGAGGGGGAACAAAGAGTGCCACGGAAATGGAAGGCATCGCGAGACCTTGCCAGCTGGTTACACCCACGAGGGGTGGCAGTGCTTAGGATAACCATGAGCGATCGGTTCCAACCAATCGTTGCATCGATTACTCGATGCATGTGCTATTTTATAGCAGGGGGCGAAAACTGTACAACAAATTATCAGGTTGAAGCTCGGCTGTAGATCGCCCCGCTGAGAAGCGCGCAGATCTTTCCTTCGTTGCTCGGCATCTCCCAGTCGCCGTCGGCGTCCTTGGTAGCGATTGATTCAAAGACGAAGCGCTCCACCTTCTTGGAGTGGGGGTCCCACATCTCAATCCATTCGTGCAGGTCAGTTCCATCGTAGGTGCCAACCTTCTCCTCTGAGACGCGTCGAACCACAGAGACCCCAAGTCCTGAGTTGGTGATCAGGTGATCCAGCTCCTCGTCGCTGGGCATCAGCCCCTCTTCTTCGATGTTACGCTGCAGCTTCGAGAGAGCGTCGACCTTCATCAGCGTCTCAAGCACGCCGGTAGAGAGAACGTCGGTTAGGTGGCTAGCGACCATGATAAGCGCCGCCTGGTAGCTGAGCACGCAGTAGACAGGAATAAGCAGCAGCCACCAACCTGTCAGTACCACCCAAAGCGGCAGTGACACAAGAACGGCTTGAACTGCCCAGGCAGCTCGCGCCAAAGAAACAGCTCTGTCAATCCTTTGGCTGAGATCAACAGAGATCTTCACTTTAGCTCGAGCCTGTTCACTGCGCCGTCTGAAGGTGCTTCCAGACCCGGCTGTGCTCTGGGATGAACGACTTGAGGTAGTCCATCTGGCAGCCGAGGATCACGCGGTTCTCCAGGACCAGCGCCTCCGCCCGGTTGGGGGCGTACGGCACGTACAGGAGCTGCATGCCCACCTCGTCGAGCATGTGGTCGTCTTTCTTGTGGTTGCACCGCTCGCATGCCGTGACGCAGTTCGCCCACTTGTCGATGCCACCCTTCGACCGAGGGGTGACGTGGTCGCGCGTGAGGTGCAGCTCCTTGAAGATGCCACCGCAGTACGCGCACATGTAGTGGTCACGCCGGAACAGCTCACGGTTGGTCAGGGCCGGCGGCTTGTGCATCCGCTTGGCCGCCGCCGATTCGCCCTTGACAGCGATGATCGGAGCCGTGATGATGCGCGACTGGGTACCCGTGATGCGGTTCTCACCGCCGCGGAACAGCACGTCACCATCGCCTTCACCCAGCTGCCAGGCGACGAGGCCCTTGGCGTGGTAGACGATTGCGGTCTCGTGCGACACCCACCGGTGGGGCGTGCCGCCGGCGTCAAGTGTGAGAATTCTGCTCATGATACCTTCCTTTCTAGTTCTTCTACGAACCGAACGTGGTCCTTTCTACCCTTTGTTCTGAAGCTTTCCAGCGTCATCCAGGTGGTGAACTCAGTTTCGTCACACCACTTGTCAAAGTCATATCGATCTTGGATCTCTACCCCGAAGACGTACAGCACGTACGCACAGGAGTAGAGCTCGATTCTACCGTCAAACACCTCTAGGATGTTCCCTCGCAGGTTGCGCTGCTTGAGCCCGAGTTCCTCCTCGGCTTCACGCAGGGCACAGCTCAGCGGGGTCTCACCTTCTTCAATCTTTCCCTTCGAAATCATCGGACGCGGGCCGCCAAACTTCGGGTCGGACGCCACCATCATCAGGTAGCGCAGCTGCCCATCCTCCCCACGGAGGAAGGGGATCAACCCGGCGCGCGGGTCCTTCTCGTAGTTGTCTTCTTCGCGTTGCATGGTGTATTGTATCACAGTCCTTAGGTTGAATACACTGCCAACCTGTAACAGCAACGGGGATCTGTTACAGCGAACAGATCCCCGTGTTGTCTGTTCTCGTTCTTGAAGGTTATTCCCCTGTTAGCTCCACGACGATGCGAACAACCAACAGGTCGATGATGAAGCATGAATGATCGATTCCGGCGTCCTCATCAGCGGGGATGAACTCAACTCCGAGAGCGAGCCCCAGGATGAAGTCGGTTTCGATGTTCATGGATGGTTCTGGCTATTAGGACCCTGGCATCGCGCCGCGGGCCTTGGCCCAAAGCGGCTTGACGAAGAATCCGACCACAAGCCCGATTACCAGGCTGATCAGGTCGAAGTTAAAGCTAAAGTGCTCCATGAGCTCCTCCTATACCGGCAAACCATTACCGGCTAGGTCTATTTATGAAGCCCCAAGGATAGCGTCGGCTTGCCTAGGGAACTCACAGCGCGCCATCACCAGCGCATGGGCAGCGGTGCCTGCTAGATCAGCAAGCTTGATGGCAGACGGAAGCACGACGCCGCTGGGGAGGCTACCCTTAAGGATCAGCTCAACGACCGCGACGCCGGTGCCGGCGGTGGTCAGCTCCAGGGCGGTGAGGTTGAGCGTAGGATCAGGGTAGAAGTGCGCCCCAAAGGTGGCGATCTCGCCTTCCTCATCACTTGCCGCCGCCAGCAGCACGATGACATCTTCACGGGTAACTGGGAAGAGCTCGCGAATGGTCTTGACCCCAGCCTGAAAGTCAAAGTCAAGCTGGAGCAGCAGGTTGCGCATGAAGCTGAGGTGCCCTGGGTAGCGCAGCGTCTTGTAGTTGACGCTTGGAATGCCCTCATAGGCAGCTAGGTTGCCTACCCCACCGGCGGTAGTGAACGCCTCGTAGCGGGTAGCACCGATGACCAGGTCCTCTACGCTGTTGAGAGAGCCAGTAGATTCCACCCTGTGGTTGAGCTTTCTACGGGCTGGTTTCAGGTACTCGTTGATGAGCCCTTCAGGGGACCACGTGATGGCGTAGTGACCAGGACCGATGTTCGACTGCGGCAGCGCTCCCACTCGGAGCTTCAGCTCCTTAGGTTTTCCAAGTCCTGTAAAGAGGTCCAGTCCCAGGTACGTAACGAGACCAGGGGCCAGTCCAGTCTGCGGCACAAACGTGGCCGACCCGACATCCAGCTGGCTGATGACGTCGGTTACCACGTCATCCTCGGTGAAGTCGATGTAGTGGCAGCGGTGCTGGGCAGCTAGACGCGCCACCTGGATGTTGACGCTGAAGGGCGTCGAGCAGATGACCAGGTCTGGTCGCTCCTGCTCGAAGATCCTCTCAAGCACAGTTTCATCGGAGGCGGAGCGAATCACCAAAGATCCCGGCATAAGAGCGGTTGGAGTCGCCTCAAGTTCCACCAGCGCGCTGGTAAGAGAGACAACTGAGGCGTCCACCAGCACCACCGTGTGCCCAGTGGTGAAGCGCAGCAGCTTAGCAGCAGCCTGACCGACTCTACCAACTCCGATGATCATGATCTTTGACACGCACCCTCCTTCTGTGGATCCTATGAGGCAGCGAACTTCAGCAGGTTGTCGCGCTTGACAGCTGCCTTGTTGACCTCCTCCTGGTACAGCTCCTCGACAGCCGTCTTGGTCAGGCGGTGTACGTAGCTGGCGTCGCAGACCAGCTCAGGGCCGCTCTTCACCACTGCACCGGCGGCTGAGACCACCCGCGTGTAGTACACCAACGGGGTCTCATCGTCACCTCTGAACTTGATGTAGCACAGGACGTGGTAGCCCTTCTCATAGGCGGTGATCAGGTCACCAGGGGTCAAGGTGTCGTCCCAATGCAGGACCAAGTTACCAGGATAGGTTACAGCCTGCATCAGAACCTCCAGGTGGTGCCGTCGAAGCCCGCGTTATCGCTCTTCGCAGCGAACTCCAGCAGGCAGAGCGCCTGCACCTCCTTGAAGGTAGTAACGCGCTCGTCGAAGGTGGCCTGCGGCAGGTCTACCGCGTGGACGTGGTCTGCTAGGTACTCAAGACGAGAAGGGTTGGCACCCCGAATGCTGATCTTCTCTACTTCGGTCAAGCGGTAAAAGATGTGCGCAGCCTGTTCCATGATGACTCCAGTGATTGGGGTGATTCATTATACACCGCTGCGTAGCGGCTAGCTGGTCTTTCCTGAGGTTGCTCTCTTCGGCACCGGCTTCTTCACAGGCGGCTTCTTCACCTCAGGTGGTCGCTCGATCGTCCAGACCTTATCCTCGAGACAGGCAATCCCGCTTCCGTCGAAGGCCCAGCTACTCAGGTTAAGCTTCTGTTGAAAGAGCTTGCAACCAGGTCGAGGCTCTTCCTTCACAGTGACCGACCCGCTGATTTCATGCTGGGGGCTTTCCCACTCAGCGATGCTACCTGGACCTGTGTTGTTGAGGGAGTAGTCGAGGGCGCGCCAGTAGGCGTAGAAGCTTTTGTCGGTAAGCGTGGCAATGGCCGCCTTGGAGCTATCTCCGAAGATGATAGGAAGGCTGTCTGGATCTGAGATGGCTACGCGGGAAGTTGGTTGCGCGGCAGCTGACAGGCCTAGTGCCAGCGCGGCAAGAAAGGTGAACAGGTGCTTCACTCTGGGTCTCCTGATGGACAAGCGGCGCCCGAAGGCGCCGCTGAATCTCTAGCTATGCGTTAAGCAGCTCTTACTGCTGGTAGGTTCCGCCGATGCCGAGCGCCTTGGTGGTTGCTTCATCCACGTCGTCATGGATGCCGAGGCCGTTGGCGGCACGGAAGGCGTTCATTGCCTTGGTGAGGGTTTCATCAGGCTGGCCGTTGACCGGACCGGCAAAGAAGCCGCGGTCCTTCAGGGCCGACTGCAGCTCGCGCGGGTCGCAGGTGTACTTCTTGCAGTAGCCTTCCTCCCACTTCAGCTCGCCTGCGCTTACAAGCCGCTTGATCGTGACAGTCAGGAACTCTGGTGGAACGACAACCTCTTCACGCCGTGGTGGGGTGCGCAGCTTCCGGACCATGACGGTCTGGACTTCAGCCGCCTGAGGGGCAACCTGAGTGGTACCATCGCGAACTAGACGCGTCTTCTTGAATGTCTTGCTCTCTGGCGGAACGGCCTTCAAGCAGGCGTTGCCGCAGGCCTGTGGCTTTGGAGCCGGCTCATCGCAGCAGGGCTTAGACCACGGCCATGGGCCGCTGTGGGTGTGCCGAGGCGGCGGCTGATCGCAGCAGCCATAGGTCCACACGTTGTGACCTGGCGCGGTCTCGACCGTGATGTCGACGGTGTCGAACTGCGGCGGGTTCAGAACGATGTCGTCGAAGGCATCACGCACGGTGACAGAGAGAGGGACCGTCTCGAACACCGCGGGGGTGACCTTGAATGTCTTGTGGCCGTCGCGAATGGGTACCTGCAGCGACTCCTGCCGGTAGACTGGCGGGTAGAACTTCTGTACGTAACACTTGCCAGGTGCCGCGTCAGGTGGAAGGAGGTTCGAACCCTGGGCGAAAGCAAGAGGTGCCAGCAGCAGGGTTAGAGCTCCAGTCAGAAGAGTGTTCATTCTCATTGCTTGATCTCCCAGTATGTTGAAGGATAGGTCACAGCGACCTACTCGTCGGTATTTATCGCAAAAGTCGCAGGTTACGCGCAGGGGTTATGGCGCCAGCGCATCTAAATAGAGACAGGAAAGAAGTTTACGCAGGTTGAGTATGTTCACCCTTCTTCGCTGGTGGTTCATCTTCTGTCTCAGCGCGCTGGGACT